AAAAACGTTTTCTCTTAATCTTGCAACATTGATGGCGTTACCCGTAAATGGAGCGGACTGACCGCTAAGTAAAATAAGTGTTTGACAAAGAAAATTATTCATAGTAATTTTCTATTACACTTTATTTTTACTTTTGAATTTGCTTTTTACTATGATACATGATTACAGCGGTTTTATAGTCAACACCTTTTTCTTCGGATATTTCATATATTTCAGACATTTTATCGTTTGATATTAATGGCTGAGAAATATAAAAATCAATTTTATTCAACCAATGTTCCGGAGATTCATTTGTTGCAATAGTTTCCGCAACTACTTGCACGATATTTTTTTGATCTAAGGTTAATTTTTTCTTATTAAATTTAGTTTTTAATGTTCCTTCAATTTTGTTAACAAGATTATCAAACAGAACGAGATTCTTGGCTATTAAATTGGCATCTATAATTACGGGACTTTCTTCCCTAGAAGATTTTGCAATATTTTTAGGAGTATTAACTGTTTTATTTATTCCAGAACTACCGGCTGGTCTGCCAGATGCGCCCTGTTGTTGCATATTCTTGTTCAGTAATGGTTGATATAACCCATCATCTTGTAATTTAATAAACGCCTTCTGCGAGTTAATGCTTTCCTCTGGTAGTGGCAAGCGGCCTGTTTCAATCGCAGTTATGCCTTCTTCTGGAGTTAAAACCCCAAGCTCTAAAAGTCTTGAATAAATTCTTGTTAAATTAATATCACTTTTAAAATCCGAATCTTTAAACCGTGGGGTTGGAAGATTTTTGAAGCCAAGATCTTTTCCAATTTTTTTAATTTCTGGGATAAGAAATTCATTCATAAAGGTTTCTCTTGCGTGCTTTAGTCTAGAAAGAAATACTTCTATCTTGGTAGATGTATTTGCAAATTTTTCCTCGCCAAAAAGAACGTTATTTAAACCATATCTAATATCCCTGTCCACAACTTCGTATTTTTTAGGGTCAAGAATATCTCCGATAGCTGGAATTTTAAATTCGATATCTGTAGTATAATCTGTAACTAAAATTCGCCCAACACTTTCATTTTCGAAAATTTTCCTTAAATTTTGTATTTGTTCTTTTGTTGGCATTCCAACTTCGTCATTCCCCATCGTCACAAGTAATACAGCTTGTTGTATAGTTCGACTAATTGCCATATCCATATTTTTAAGCTCAGCCTTCCAATTTATATCTTCTAAAACCGGAAAACCCATTGGAACACTGAAAGGCTCGTAATCTTGTTTTTTATAAAAAACTGGTATAAACCTATCTTGTTCGAGTTCAAATATCATGTATTGATTAGGCTGGGTATACCCACTTTTATTCAATAAACCATCTGATTTCTTTATTTTTTTAGAAAGCTCTTTGTCATGCTCTGTAGTTGGATTCATTAGAACCTGCATCTCAAAATCATTTAATATTTTAATATATTTTGGAGTAATTAAAGATGTAGAACCAATTGCTTCAATATCAGCTGGATTTAATATAATATAACGTATAGGGACATCTCCAGTTTTTGCCTCTGTTGTTATTAAATCCGTTAACACACGCATGTCTTGTTTTGTAAACTCTGCATTCAGCTTGTATAAAAATACGTTTCCACTACGGAAAAATTCCCTGAAAAACATATCTTGTAATTTCCATAAATTTATTCTATCTGACCACGCTTTAAAAAACTTATTTGACTGCTCATTGCCACCTGTAAAATAAATCGGCGAACAACTAAATTCAGTCATTAAGTCAACAGTATTTCTAAAAATAGAAAAATTATAATAAGCTTTTTGACATAAAATTATAGCATCTCTCACGCTTATGTTCGATCCATACTTTCTACTACCACCGCCATAAGTAAATGGAATAATTCCGCCTTCTATATTGTTATATTTATCGGTTCTTGCTAAAGTGGAAGCTCGATTCCTTCGAACGGATGAGCCATCAGAAGAATCAGATCTAGATGATTTTATTTCTACTGAATTATTTAATTTAGTCGATGACTCGATCATTTGAGGCTCGGGAAATACAACATTTTTAGTTCGGCTTGCCATAATATATAATAATTGCAAATTTACATTACACTAATTTATTTGATAATCATAGTAATTCGGCTACAAAAACAGTATTTTTCTTTAAGAAATTCTCTGGCGCCATAATATCAAAATATATTTTTACCCCCCAGTTACCAAGCATTAAGGTCGTATAATTATCCTTTCTTGCCCTATTTACGCTTGTAGATTTGCGCAAATGAGAAGGCAAATCAAAACTTTGAGTTCCTCTGGAAGTTGTTGTTACTTCAACATTTGCGCACTGATCTTTAGTATCCTTTAAAATAAAATCCTGCTCTTCTATAAACTCACGAACAGTTAGTTTTTTTGTTTCATACTCGTTATCTGCTTTATCTCCGATACCTCTAGGATAAATGTCATTCATCGGTAAATTCATAGAAAATATGTTTTCTAGTATATCTGGATGGTTACTAGCCCTAGAAGCAAACCAGATTTTCTTATGATCTATGCAGGTTTGCAAGTAAGAATTTGCTCTGGATAAAAAGGCAGAAGTAAAATATTGCTTAATACATATAGTACCATAATCTTTATTATATTGACGAGCACATTCTTTAACCATTTTAGAATAATCTTCGTTTTCTTTATCAGAATCAAAATCGATAAACCCGATTTTCCTATTCATGTTTTTAAAATATTCAGAATTATTAACAGAATCAATAAACGTGTCCGCGCCCGCATGGTCAATAACAATTAAAGAAATATTAAAACTTTTATATAAATAATAAAAATATTTAATATGATCCTGTAATGAAGAACCAGCTGCTTGATAGCCATGTACAAGAATGCCTTGTTTTTTATCCTCATCAATCTCGATAACACTCATTGCAAAATAGTCAGCAGATTTTGAAGCTGAAAAATTTGGATCGACGCTTAATATATATTTTTTATCGACATCCCCAATAACTTTCGTAGTTGGTCGTTCGCCGTCTGGAATTGTACATAAATGCATTTTTTGAGGCGAAAAATAACTATCACCCCCATCAACAAATCTTGCACAATATTCTCGAAGAAAAGAATGGTGAGAACTTCCACCACTTTTTGCGACTTGTATCGCCGCCTGATCGACCATGTGCTGTGGAAGAGCTTCATAACTTAATTGTGAAATAAAATAAGTACCAGGCAACTCCCCCTCTTTTGTTTCTTGTTGCTCCGGATTTTCAATTAAATTAGACCATGTTTGATGCACGGAAAATAAATGTTCAAAAGTATAACTTGCAGAACTTAAAGCCAACATTTGAGAAGTATTTTCGAAAATTTGGCGATTATCTGGATGTAACAAGCCCTTTTTTATAAGCTCTTCCTCTAGACGTCTAATTCTAATTCTTTCTCCTACGTCTCTTGGGGAACTTAAAAATGGAATTAATACATTATCTATTATTTCCGCTGGCAACAATAGAAATTCGTCTAAAATAAGTACGTTAGCTCTTATTCCACGAATTTTCTCTCCAGTTAAAGGTATCGCTGTTATGCTTCCTCCGTTAATTTCCCATTCGTATTGATCATTTCGCTTACTTTTCAATCCAAAGCATTGCCTTGCTAAAGCTGCGGCGGGGGATGTTAAGAATTTTTCTATTTCATTAAAAACCCTTCGACTTGTTCGAAAGTTAATAGAAGCTATAAGTATTTTAGTTCCAGGCTCAAAAATACATTTTAATATACAATACATTGCAGCACAAAAACTTTTAGCACAACCACGACCCCAAACCAACATACAGTAATTCCTTTGAAAAAAAGAATGAAGTGTAAGTTCTTGATAAGATTCTAGCGTTAAACCCAGAATTAATTCTGTCGTAAAACCTAAATTATAGCGTAGAAATTTAGCCAAAGAAACTCTAGCCTCCGAATCGGTAAGATCCCCTTTTAAATTAAGAAGATCTTTATTAATGTTTTTTAAAACTTTTTTATTTTGTTTGCCCGTTATTATTGCCATAGTATTTAAAATAATGCTGCAAATCAATAGCTTTAAATTGCTCTACATCCATTCCTAAAATTTGTAGTGATTTAGTTTTAGCATCTTCTCTATTGTCACAAAATAGAAATTGCACATTGTCGAATGCTCTCATAATTTGACGCATCTTATGAGCTATAAATTCGCCACTAGATTTTCCGAATCTTTGTTTCTTATATATTATATCATTCAAAGTAGATTCTACAACTACAACAATATAAGCATCATCTAATTTAGCGCGATTTATTTCTCTTAGAAAGCGCTCATACCCTCCGCTCAATGTAGATATAAAATCATTAGAATTTTTTCTTTCAATCGCTATTTTTGTATTTTTAGATATTGCGTAATCTCCGTATTCCAACTTTTCATTTTTAGCATTTATACCTTCAAATTTGAAAGGTAATTGCTCCCTGGTGTCAATTATTAAATCAGTTACATTTTTTATTTTAATTTCTCTACTATATAAGTAGTTATATCTAGAAATAAGGCCGCAACCAGATACAAATTGATTAAAGTTACAACCGCATGATTGCTCTATATAATCTATAGGCAATAAACATTTTATAGTAAAAGTTTCATTTAAAGATGGAGCTATTTTTGTATTTTTTAAATTACAGTATTGTACGAGTTTTCCTTGTAAGTACATACGACGATCATGTTTATCTATTAAACCATCTATCCATTTTTTATAGTTACGTTTATCTATGAAGTCGCATGTTATATATTGTTCCCAAGATTTAAAAGGAATACACTCTTGAGTTAAAAGATCTTTTTTATTTAAATATTTTTCACAGTAATTTTTCGCTGTTACTTTGTGGTCATTTTTTACATGAGAAAATAATTCTTCAAAAGAAGCACTTTCATTACCACAAATACTACAATTTGAATTTAAAATATTAACCATATACCATTTCATCTGGATCTACGCCACGAATTATTGCTTTTAGTTCATCTATTGATGATAGGCGCCTAGCTTCTTGTTCTAAATTTTGTTTCTGGGCTTCCGCTAAATGTATAATACCCTTCCTCTTTTCTTCGTCTTTCCACGCTTGAACTAAATTAAGAATACTAGCGTTTTCTTCTTTTCTTTCTTGAATTTTTTTAGCGCGATCATCCACTAGTGACTTATAAAGTTTAGACTGTCGATTCCGACATTGATTATATTCTGTTTGCAAGCTACTAATAGCTTCATTAAGGCTCATCTTGATATTTCTGCCGTCCTCCTCTTCTGAAGCCTGTCTAAGTAAAAGCCTTAAATCTTCAACTTGTTGTAATATGGTAGAAGCAGTAACAACCTCTGTACATAAAGTAATAAATTGATCTAACTCTTCCTGTGTTAGATCTTCTTTATCATAAGAATATCGGATAAAAGCGTCCTCAAATAATTTTCTATCATCTTCTCTTCTATAAGTATTAATCTGATATGAAAAACTAAAGGTATTTAAATATCTTTGTAAAGTATTTGCTTGTTTCGCCTGAGTTGATTTAAGTTTATCATGTTCCCAGCCCAAATTTAAATAACGATTAATTCTAGCAACCGTTTGGTCTAGACGCCTTGGCGGAAAATATTCCGTTAAACCTTGGTTAGAGTTATCGTTTGATTTATTCGGATTATAAGTTTTTATTTCCAAAAAATTTTCATCTTTGCTTTTTAATTCCTCAACATAACTACTAACTTCGCGCGATTCTAAATTTAAATGTGTTAATTTATCATTTTTAAATAAAATTTTGGCCATATCTAAATAATGTTGATCTTTATAGTTATTAAGTATAAATTCTTTTTGCTCATTATTTAACAATACGCGCTCCCTCTGGAAAACAGACCTATCCTTATATTCAATATTATTATCTAATAGATATTTCTTAACTAATCTACCCTCTTTACTACGCGTATCAATATTTTGATTATCGTAAACTAAACTAGTTAGTTTCGATAATGTGACATCTGGATTTGCGTTTAAAATGTCTTTTATTTTTTGTTTTTGGTATTCAGTTAGATCCATATAAATTAAATAATTTGATAAACTAATTTTCTGGCTTTTTTTAGAATGCTAGCTTTAATTTTAGTAATTTGGCGATAAGAAGGGCGCCCTTCTTTTAGGCTTAATTTATATCCCATTTTTTTAGCCACCTCTTCTTCGTCTAGCCCCTGAACAAACATATAATCATAGACTTTCCATTCTATATTATTTAAATTCTTATGCATTAT